ATGATTCTAAGCGAGGAGAAGATAGGGATGATCCAGTACCGAGCAATATGCTTATATTTGGTACTCCCTCTAAGCTGTTTAACGGAGGTAAAGAGGAAGCTGAATGGGATGCCCTATTAGATACTGGGTATGCTCGAAGACTATTCTTTGCTCTTGGTTCCAAGACTACTCCTGAATATCAAACAGCAGAGGAAGTATTCGAGCTATTAACGGCACAAGATACAGACAAGGAGGTAGACCTGCTTCACTTACTCTTTAGTAACTTGGCTCGAATAAGTAATTACAAGAGAAATATTGTACTAAGCAAAGAAGTTGCTTTGATCAATATTCAGTATCAACTTGAATGCGAAAGACTTGCTGCAGAGCTGTCGGATTACGAGAGTATTCGTAAGGCAGAGCTTCAGCACAGGTATTTCAAAGCGTTGAAATTAGCCGGTACCTACGCCTTCATAGACAGCACTGCAGAGATCATTGAAGATCAGATGTATGCAGCTATTAAGTTAACTGAAGACTCAGGTACAGCATTCACTGAAATCCGATCCAGAGATAAGAACTATGCTAGGTTAGCCAAGTATATTTGTGCTTGTAAAGCAGAAGTTACTCATGCAGATATTTGTGAAGACTTAGCTTTCTACCCTACAGCTAAAGGTAAACAGGAGGAGCTACTAACTCTTGCTATTGCTTGGGGACATAAGAACAATGTAATTATCAGAAGATCTTATGATAGTACTATTGAGTTCTTCTCAGGTGAGACTCTTAAAGAGACTCTACTCGATGAACTACGTATTAGCTATTCCAGTAAACTGGCTCACGATTATGTTAATAAAACATTGAAATGGGCTAATCTGGAGAAGCTGACACAGAGTACTGGTATTCATTGGCTCAATCATCATGTAATTGCCGGTCATCGGCAGGAAGATAATATCACTCAGGGATTCAATCTGGTGGTTATTGACTGTGATGGCGGTATTAGTATGGTTACTGCTCAGATGCTCTTAGAGGGCTATCAAGCAGCATACTACCTAACCAAACGAAGTACTCCTGAGAACAATAGGTTCAGGATCATTCTACCTATTAAATATGAGTTGAAACTGACAGGTAAGGATTACAAGGAGTTCATGAATAATATCTTTGAATGGCTCCCCTTCGACATGGACGAAGGAACCGATCAGAGAAGCAGAAAGTGGATGTCCCATAAAGGGGTCTATGAGACCGCTGAAGGTGAATTATTAGACCCACTACGATTCATACCCAAGACCCAGAAAAACCTTGATAGGCAGGCTGAGAACAAGAATCTAGGGGATCTATCCAAGGTTGATAAGTTCTTTGCTACTCAATGGGATACTCAGGGTAGAAATAATACCCTTATTCGTTATGGATTAATGATTATGGATTCAGGTCTTGACTTGTATGAGACCGAACAACGAATAAAAGAATTCAATGGAAGATTTAAAGATCCTCTTTCAGAGGATGAAATCAACAATACGGTAATGAAGACCCTATCCAAAAAAGGAACCAAGTAACATGAGTTCAGATCATTTAGTTTTAATCGTAGGAGAGTCTAAAGCAGGTAAATCTGCTTCTCTGGAACATCTCAAAGATCCTAAAGGAGTTATGTACTTAGGTACAGAAGCAGGTAAAAGGTTACCCTTCAAGAGTGACTTCAAGAAGGCCACCATTACCGATCCAATGCAGATACTGGCTTACTTCGACAAGGCAGAACAAATGCCTGAAGTGCATAGCATTATTATAGACTCACTAACCTATATGATGGATCAGTTTGAATCCCAGTATGTTATTGGCTCAGTCAATACTATGGCGGCATGGGGAGATTATCAGCAATTCTTTAAAACACTAATGCAGAAGAAAGTAGCTGCTTCCTCAAAGACTGTAGGATTTACAGCACATACCCAAGCTATTCTCGATGAATCAGCAGGTGAATTCAAAGTTAAAGTTCCTGTTAAGGGGGCACTTAAAGCGTATGGGATTGAGTCGTACTTTTCTACTGTAATCAGTACTAAGAAAATGCAACTTCCTAAACTTGAAGCTTATGCTAATCCTCTACTCATCATAACTGAGCGAGATAAACGTCTAGGCTATAAACATGTGTACCAGACTCAACCCACCAAAGAGACTGCTCAAGAAGCAATCGGCGGGCCAATGGGGATGTGGTCATACGAGGAGACTTACATTGATAACAACCTTCAATTTGTCTTTGACAGATTAGCTGAATATTACGGAGATTAGCCATGAGCGATGATTTAATTTTTAATGGGCCTGCTGAATTTGATATACAGGTTTTTGTTACAAACGACGAAACCAAGCAAAGTGGCAGGGCAACTATTGGACTTGGCCCCTTTGAGTACCCATCTAAAGAGTCTGTGAAGCAGCGCATCGCTGAGTTTGAAGCAGAGGAAATGGTAGATGCTCTAGCTGGATTTAGGTTAATGACCAAAGAAGAAGCTTGGGCACTAATCATGCGTGAAAAAACAGGAATGACATTTGCCATGATAGGCAGCAAAGAATGGGACGATATATAAATGAAATTAGGTCAAATATTATTAGTAGCTCTTATATTTGCAGCTCCTTGGATTGTAAATGGAATCAAGTTTGCCCATTGTGACTTCGAGGGGAACATGAAATGTGAGCTGATTCATGGAATTGGGGTTGTTATACCCCCTACCTCATGGATCACAGTTTGGTTCGACACTGATCCTGCTAAATAAATATACAGTATATAGGGTACTTTTAGAGCTAAGTTATTGTTTTAATTGTACTTTATACCAAAAACCACTACGAGATACTGTAAAATAGTGTAGATATTTACCGTATTTCGTGTTCTATACCTTGTATTTTTTACGAAATACTGTAACCTACTTCAAGGCTACTAAATTGTAAAACATAGGCGGGGTATAACGTGAAACAAGTCTTAACTACGGATGATTTAACAATTATGCGTAAAATACATAAAAACAAGACAGGGCTTTATATAGCTCAAATGGATAAGCAATATTTGCTGCACGAAACGCAAGATGCTAACTGCTTTGTTCTATTCGATTACTTTGCTACTTCTATTTTGAATTCAGCAGAAGAGATCGAAGATAAGCATATAGCAGAGTGTCTATCTTGGTCTGAACGCAAGGTAGCTGATACTCGGCGTAAGCTTATAAACCAAGGGTATCTTACCTTTGACACTTCAAAGCGTACCTCTGATGGAATGTTCATTAGAATAGTGTACGTGGGCAAAGTGTATAACTGGCTCATCCAGGCAGGCTTACCTCGTAATGTTCTGAACCATAGTGCATTTACTAAGATGCTCAAGAAATTCCCCTTAGACAACTCCACACAGACACACGATGAACGTATGAAGTTGATCCAAGAAATGAATGAGTATTTCTATACACACCCAGATGAATTTAAGTGAGGAACCATGGATGAAGAAAAAGACTTAGCTTTTTATAAAAGGTTTTATGAAGAGAGTAGGGTCGGAATACTACAGGATGAAAGTCTTAGAAAGAACTTTCAACGAATGGTTGAAGATGTTCTTGGAAAAGACTATTACAACCTAGCCTCGGATGTATACGACTGCGATAGAATCTGCTGTGAAGATATTACTCGGAAAGCAAATCGTAGTCTATTTGAAAAGATGTTTGATCTGTAACTAACGAACCCACATGAATATAATTAGGAGAGTGAAATGTCAGAACAAGAAATAGAGCAAGAGATCCAAGAAAAGGATTTGAATGCACCAAGGCTAACACCTGCCCTGATTGATGATTGTATCAAACATTGGCAATACTATGTCTTCCCAGGAACCACTACAACTATATGTTGTTTGACTCTTAAGAACGGTTTTACTGTTACAGGTGAGAGTGCTTGTGCTAGTCCTGAGAACTTTGATAGAGAGATTGGGGAGAAAATAGCTTTTGAGAATGCCAGAAACAAGATCTGGCTATTGGAAGGGTATTTATTAAAGCAGGCTTTTTTCGAGAATAAATAAGAGGTAGATTAAGATGAATGTTGCTGAACGACAATTATTAGACAAGGCAGTAGCTGCGTTAGATGCAATGGAAGCAGGGGATGATGAGGAAAGGGGGCATGGTGAGGCTGAAATGATCCTCCAAACTCTACTTACAGAATTGGGTTTCGGAGATGCCTCAGATGCATTTAATAGAGCCAATACCAGGGTAGGTTTCTGGTACGCATAAATAACCAAGGGTGTTTCACACCCTATTTCGCAATAACAACTAAAGGTAAAAGAAGTATGGATTTTTTAAGTATTGATGATGATGTAGTACAACAAGAAGAAAAAGATACAACAGGTGGAAGAGTAGTCTTCGAATCTGGTATTGAAGAAATGGTAATCAAGGTAGCTTACTTTGATAAGTCTCCTTCTGGTGCAAACAATCTAACGATTCTGTTTGAAACACCTGATGGGAAAGCCTTCAAACTGACTGAGTATTTAACCTCTGCAAAGGGATTGAATTACTACATTGATAAGAAAGATGGTAAGACTAAACGACCAATGGTAGGTCTGACTAAGATGAATGGATTATCCAATCTCATCAAAGGTACTCCATTGTCTAAGCAGGTAATCGAAGATAAGGTTCAGAAGATCTGGGATGCTACTCAGTCTAAAGAAGTGAACCAAACAAGAAAGACTCTTACTGAATGGACAGGTCAGACTGTACATCTTGGTATGAAGAAAGTTATCCAGAATAAGTCTGTTAAGAATACTTCTTGGGTAGCGGGTATGCCTAACAAAGAGAAGTACTTACCCACAGCTGAAACCATGGAAACCAATGAAGTTGACAAGTTCTTTGACAAGGACAAAGCAACTGGCCCTGAATTAGAAGCTGGAACTCCTCCTGCCTTCTATGAAGATTGGCTCAAGGTTCATGAAGGCAAGACCAAAGATAAGACCAATAAGAGCATCAAATCAGGAGCACCTTCATCGGTAGCAACTGAAGCATTATCCTTTGATGATTAGTAGTCCCTTTCAAATTCCCCTTAGCAAGGGGAAGTCCTTCCCCCTCAATTTGAACATTTATAGGAACTCTCACTTCAGAACATTAGACAAGGCTAAGAAAGCCTACAAGGAGCTGATGAGAGAACCCATAGCAACCCTACCAGTATTCACTAAAATCACCTTAAAGCTGGTCATGTACCCGCAAACAAAGCGATTGTTTGATGTAGGTAATGTTGGTTCAGTTGTAGAGAAGTTCTTCCTCGATGCTTTGGTAGAATTTGGAAAATTAGAAGATGATAACTATCTCTTCTGTCCTGAAGTCATCTACCAATTTGGTTCTGTTGACAAACTTAATCCCCGTATAGAGGTACACATTAATGAGTTCTAAATTTAACATTGATACCAAGATCGATATCAACTTCTCAGAAGATCAAATCAAAGCAATTCTAGTAGAAGTGATTACTGCTGAAATGCCTAGCATTACTGTTGATGAAATTAACTTTGTAGTTAAGCGTAATCCTACAAACATCTCAGCATCCATTGATGCATCCATGACTGGATTTGAATCAACTGCTGAAGCAACCCCTAAAGTAGCTAAGGTTACCGCAGAGATTGATGAAGAAGAGGAAGAAGAAGTAAAGGAAAGTGTCTCTGATTTCCTTGACCTAGATAGCTAATTCAAGATGGCTATGCTAAAAGCATTAGGGATCACTTTTCTCGTTGTAGGAGTGATACTAGGGGCTATATTAGCAGCCCCTTTTATCGGGATCATAGGAGGAGGATTACTCATCTTTTGGGCAATCCACTATGAACTCACTAACTCTGATGATCAAGATGACAACCAATCATAGAGATGCACAATAGGAAGGGAGTCAATCCCTTTCTCTGCATAATCTAATTGACCCATCTTGTTAGTAATAGGGTTTGCCAAGAATAATGCTTGGTAGTAACTGGGAACATTCAGTCCAAGCATATTCACTATAACGGCAAACTCTGCTACTTTTCTTGGATTCTCTTTAATATTACGAAGCATAATGGCTTGAATACGTAAGAAGTACTTCATGAACCATAAAGTACCAGTACCACCTAACCAGTCTAAGTACTTATTAGAAGGTAAGTCATACATAACAAATGCTTCCATGATTCGATCCATGAACTGATCATTCATGGTTCCATTCTCTGTAGCATTCTTCATCATGGCATACCTTGAACCAAAGTCACCTAACTGAGTAAACTTGTAAGCTGTCTGGTACCACTCAGACTTCCTACTACCCAATGCATTACCTACTACCCATTGAACACTGTCAGGAAGCTTACCTGCTACTTTATCGTACTTCTCTCCCAGCTTAGCGGCGAAAGAATAAGGATTACTTGTATCACCTAAGTCTTCTACGATAGCTGTCAGAGCACCACCTTCAATCAATTGACCTGCAGGATTCTTTGCCTGTTCTTCTTTCAATGCAGCAATCTCAGAGAGTAGTTTACGTCTCTCTAATACATTATCTTCAATAGATAGATCGTACTCTATACGATGTAATCTACCGTTATTATCCTGATACCTCTTAGCCAATCTCAACCCTTCAATCTGGTATCGAACAG